TCTTCTGATACCACCAGCCAATACTGCGTCTGCAATATGACAAACCATATCATGAACTTCAATTGGTCTTAGTTTGTCACCATTTTCTTTAGAATCAAGAATACCTTCCAATTTGATAAGACATTCTTTAAGTGGTTGAGCACCAGGTGCTTTACCTCCTGAAGTAACAAGTCTTGCTCCTTTAGGTCTGATGTCTGAAAAATCAAATTCAATCTTTGAACCACCGAAGAAATATGATTTAACCAACACTTTAACTGCGTCAGCCCATCCTTCGATTGAGTCTGCAACCAACCATCTTCTTCCTCTTTCTTTATTTGGTTTTCTAATTTCAGGTAGAACATCAACGTGATGTTTCTGAACTGAATAACCTACACCTGTTCCACCCAAAAGTAAGAACATGATTTCAGAGAATACTCTCCAATCATCAATCGGTGCAAAGGCACAATTGTAAATTCTGTTAGGTGAAATTTCAATTGGTTTACCCGCGAACTGCATTGACCTCATTGAAGGTAATACTTGCTTTTTGTAAACGTACTGATAATTCTCTCTGATTTCTTTTTCTAATTTAGGATACATTTTAATATGCATCTCCATGTTTCTTGTGACTAACTCTTGCCACGTTTCTCTTCTCTTCAATTCAGGCATGTACTTAGCGTATTTCATATACACTGTAATGTCCGATAAAATCCTGTTCGAAATGTCCATTTTTTTAAATTTTTGTGTAAAACTTTTTTATCAAAAAAACCGTGATTTTTATGATAAATATGCGGTCGGGTAATATGCGACTACAAATTTAGTTAAAAAAAAATAAGTTTTTTTGAGAAAAAGTAGATATTTAATTAAGTCTAATTTTGGGTTTGTTCTCTTTGTTTTCTCTTGTCGAGGAGCTCCTTAACTCTATCTCTTTTTCTTTCTTCTTGTTGTTCTTCAAAACCAAGGAAGGTAACAGAAGATTCTGTATCGATTTCTAATAGTTCGTTGTTGAACTTACAGTTTTCGAATACAACACCGTCTTTTCCTAAACGGGATTTAGTGATGGCAATTGTTGCAAGATTCATTTCCTTTTGTTGTAATGTCTTAGCAACGGTTATGATTACGTGACCCACTTGAGCTTTCTTGATAGAACCACCCATTTGGTCCGTTGTTACAACTTCCGAAGAAATTGAACTTCTATTTCCTTGGGTTGCTGTCCAACCAGCAATATCCAATTCATGGCACATAGCCTCAAATGCTCTCATAACAGACCCCTCAGCTTTCCACTCGTCCTTAGCTGTTGATTCGGGTAACACACAATCAATATAATCCAAAAGAATCATATCAATCTTTGTACCGTCAGCAATCATCTTTCTAACTTGGTTTTTGATTTGATTCATGGTCATAGTATCTGATGCCAGTTTCTTGAGAACCAATCTGTTCTGCATCGTTTCTTTAATCTCAGTAATTTTTTCCATTACTTTATCCTTATGGAATACCAAGTTATCTGGTTCAATACCTGTCCAAATAGTGAAGTGTTTTCTTTGTACGATTTTTGGGTTGTCCTCAAAAAATATCTGAAGAACATTATACCCCATGTTAAAAGCGGTGTTAGCTATCTTGGTAAGAACAGTTGTTTTACCAACACCTGTAGGTGCTAAGATTACACCAATTTCACCTTTAGCCAAACCACCTTTAAGAAGTTTGTCGATACCCGCAATTCCCATCGGAATCGGATGTCTGTAATCCTCTTCCAAAACCGTATCCAAATCTGTGAAAACATCTGATTGGCCTTTTTCAACCTCACCGACTTGAAGTGCCTCTCTAACAAGACCTTCAACTTTATCGTACGACTCAAAATCACCTTCTGTGATAATCTTTTGAGCCTTGTTCATAGCTTTCTGTAACTCTTGTTGTTTACAGAATTTCAATGCTTTTTCTTGAACAAATTGTGTCCCTTCAAACGGAGCTTCTTTAATTTGTTTTAGAGTATCCAAAACAATTTTAGCAACAAGTTCCTGTGAAACTTCAGATTTGATTATCTGTTCCAAAGTCTCAAAGTTCGGAGTTGATTCATACTTCACATAGTATTCTTTAATCATCTGAATGATGATTTTAAAATACTTGTTATCGAAGTAGGAACTTTCCAAAACATCAATGATTGATGAGGAAAAATCTTTGTCTACAACAATCTGATTGATTAATTGAATTTGAAATGTATTACCTAAGTAGTCGAAATTCTTGTTCATATTTTAGCTCTATAACCCCCTTGTATTATTTTAAATATTTGTTAGGCGAGGTCAAGTTCCAAATATTTGTAAGTTAATTTTCTGCTTGAAAAGATTTCTGTAAGCTCTCTTAAAACCTCTTTAAGGAATGGTCTTACATCAACTGTGTAACGCACTTTCGGTGGATAAAGTTTGCCATCGAACTGTCTGTGGTTAAGAATTTGGTCCCCAACTTTAACGTAGATGTTGAAGTTTTCAGGACCTTCTGTAAATGAAGTTTCCATAATCGTGGGGTCGTGATTAATAGCTTCTTGATTGTCCATCATGTAAATGACGGTTTTCATTTTCAAGTAATAGTGAAGTTCTTCACTTAAAGCTTTGATGAAATAATGTAACTCCATAGAATTTTTTGCTTTGGGTACATACCCTCTGACGTTGAAAAATCTTTGAACAACGATGTTGTCGTTAAGAGTTAATAAAAACTCCATCTTCGTGCTTTCTTGCTCTTTCATAGTTTGTGTTTTGTTTTATTTGAATAAATCGTTTGTGTTTGTTCCAGCTCCGATATCATCGTCTCTGAAAAATATTACAGTATGTTTTTTATCTTCTTCAGGTTTTTCATTTATGAAATAATAAAGTGCCAATGAATATCTATCAATATTTTAGGGTGTCCGTGAGGGGCATCTTCTATATCGAAAATAACTGCTCTGTTGAAAATAGGTTCCACTTCAACAAATTTTTGTGGGGGGTTGATTGTCCATAATTCCAAATTCCCTTCCCATTCTTTTTGCCAAAATTCATTAAGATAAATCAACAAATTAAGAACTCTCTTCTTACCAGAAATTGGATGTTCGTTGTAATCAACGTGAACAGATAATTTACCCCCTTTTTTTATTCTATGAATTCCACCACCTGTAAGAATTGGGTCTCTAAAAAGTTTTGGATGACCTGTTAATTCCTCCAAATATTTTATGAATTGTGGGGAATTTAGATATCCCATTATTAAATTCGTTATTGGAAGTTTTCTTTTAAAGTCTTCCATATTTGTTTTTTCTTGAGGATAATATTGTTTGTTGTGTTCAAATTGTTTTGTGAATTCAACTGTGTCGGCATACCACTCATCGTGTTTTAAAATTTCTTCCTTGCAACTTCTGAGAAGATATTCAGGTAAAAAATTATCAATCACAATATAAGGGAAAGGATAATTTGTTTTATAGTGAGCTCTTAACTTTGGAGCCAAACTTAAATCAATCATAGTTTTCTTTTTTCTTTTCTAGTCAATTTCATAAAAGGCTTAAGGAAGTTTACCCAAGCCTCATCATTTTTGGGTAGGTATTTGAAAAGACCATCTTCCATCATGAGTCTCATCAAATTTTTGTATCCTCTATCTGTGGGGTCTATCGTATCGGTGTGAATCTGTTCAACTAATTGTTTTCCTTTATCTGTAATTAGAGGATAAGTGAGGTCAACAATTTTGGAATTTGTTTTATAAAACTCCTCTCCAAGTATACCATTTTTAGTACGTCCAGTCAAAATATTTTGAATTGCTTTTGGAGGTTTTTTTGAAAAGTTTTTATGGGCATAATCCAACAATTCTTCGATTGTACAAAGTTTTTCGGTTATAACAGGAAAAAGTTTAGCCAAAGTCTTTTCACCCAAACCCTCAATACCGTCAATGTTATCAGACTTATCACCTGTGAAAACCTTTGTTAAGGTCACATTGTAGTGAGGAATGTCCACTTTGTTGATTGTTATCTTACTCCCATTTTTGTAGTAAGTCTTACTAACTGGTGAGAATATTGTAACCTTTTCGGAAATTAGTTGGGTGAGGTCTTTGTCCCCTGAGAAAATTATGATTTGTTCATTGGTTGCAACTTGGCAATAGTAAGCTATCAGGTCATCAGCTTCGTTGTTGACCATCTCTACTTGTCTAACAAAGACTTCCTCCAAATACATCTTAACTCTTGCCTTTTGTTGCAAGTAAGATTCGTATTTGTACTCGTTCATATCCTGACGACGATTGCCCTTGTACTGTGGGTAAATTGATTTGCGTATTGAAGAGTTGGAATCACCGTCCCAAAATACAACCACCTTATCGTGATTGTGCTCCTCCAAAAATCGTCTGAGTGTATTAATGAAGTGATATACTCCACCGATGTGTGAACCGTCACTGAACAGGTCTTTAACCCCGTGAAATCCAATTTTGAATAGGTTATCCCCATCCACCAACAATGTCTTCGTCACATAGTTTCTTTAA